ATAATTTACGGTGCAAAGACTATGAGATGGCTTGTCGGGTTTTTTCTACTTATGTCATCAATGGTGAATATAAAAAAGAAACGCCTCGCAATCCAACTTGCAGCCTTTATAACAAGATATTTAAAGAAACAGATGAAAGGGCTTTAAAGGATTTTTTAAAATCTTTTGATGATGGGCAAGAAGATTTGTTTGATTTGGTAGCCGATAAAACCTTGAGATAGGAGCTTTTATGGATGAAAAACGCAAAAAGATTGTGGAGTTTTCTGGGCCATTGTTTTATGTCTTTGGCTACAAATTAAGCTCTAAACCTTGGCTAACTTATTGGGAACAATATGGACATTAAAGTAGAAATAGTCAAAGAAAATGACGATGGGTCAGCAGACGCATTGGTGCATTTCGACAAAGAAGGATTGGCAATATTGGTTCAAGAAGGAATCATTAGTATTTTGCGCCAATACATTGAACAAGAAAGGGAAAAAAAATGAGAGACGGTGGAAAGGGTGATACACCACGCTTAGTTGATAAAGAAAAATTCAATAAGAATTGGGATGAAATTTTCAAAAAAGAAAAAGATAACAGCCTAACTTTTAATGTAGATGTTGAGAATCAAGAACCTACCGTAACCATTACTTATAAGGTGGATTTATGAACGCTAGAGATTTAGCAACAGAATTAGACCGAGCAATAGCTGACAACATGACGGATTTGGTCTGTGTTCAAGATGCCGCAGCCATATTAAGAAAACAAGCTAATGAACTTGAATATATGCAAGAACAGTTTGATAGGGCTATAGAGTTTTTAGCCAAATGCAACGGCTGGAGCAAAACAAAATGAACGCAAATGAACTAGCTGATAAATTAGAGCAAGGTCATTGGGAAGGCGGCACAAGAGAACAAGCAGCCACCATGCTACGCCAGCAACAAGAAAAGCTGACCAAGTACGAACTGCGCCATGTTGCACAGCGTGACAGAATTGCAATACTAGAAATGCAGCATAAACAGCAACAAGCTGAAATAGAATTATTAAATGCAAAGCTGGCTTATATGTTTGAGCAAGAGATTAAAAGTGCAATACTAAGAAAGGCACAAGAGAAATGAACAATGAACCAGTAGCGTGGATGGATGATTGTAGTTTTTTTACAGAACAGCCTGATGATATGGAAGGTGTTATTCCACTCTACACCCATCCAGCAGACTTAACAGATGAGGAAATAGCAAAGCTGGCTGACGATATTCTTGGTTATCAGATTTATGGTTACAAAGAAAGTGGAGTTTACGAGTTTGCTAGAGCAATACTAAGAAAGGCACAAGAGGGATGAGTTACGAACATTTTGTAAATAATTACCAAAGATGGTTAAAAAGCCCTAGAACGCTATCTGAGGCGTTTAAAGATGCTGAGTATTGCTCGGCTATTATCTACCCTAAAGAAAGCGAATATAGCGTGTTTTGGGGGCTTTTAGGGGCTTTGGTAGCAGTAGCGGTGTTTGGATATTGTTTTTGGCTGACTATTAACCGTTTTTGACCATATCAAGAGCTTCTTTTTCCTCAATATCCACTCGCTTGAGCCATCCATGCCCGAATAGTGGAAAAGTCTTTAATGAATGGTAATAGTCCCTTCTGGATTGTGAGAATTTGCCGATAACATCTGCAATATTAAGTTCTTTAATCTTGTCGGCAACTCGCTCTCCGATGCTTCCAGTAGGTACGAGTCCAAGACAGGACTCCAGAAGTTTAATAGACCGACCAATTCCTGCATTGACCCCCATTGAGAAAACAAGGAAGCTAAGTCCTCTAGGTAAAAGTTCACAGGGTTTCCAGTATCGTTGCTCATATAGTGGGGCTACCTGTTCTATTGTGACATTTTTCATGGTTTCTACAGATACAGGATGGCCTACCCATTCTTCCCATGTTTCTCTGGTAACTCCATACTTTGTAGCACCGCCTGGGTCGCCTATTGAGTCCGAAAATCCTCCTTCGCTTTTAATTAACAGGCGCAAGGCTTCATCAAAATTACTTGGCATTGACTATTTGTAATTGGTTGTTAATGTAATCTTGCAAAGCAATTATTTGCTGGGCATCATCGGCTGAATCGGTGGCAATAGCCATGCAGCTTTTGGTTGTGCCATTAATGCTGATGGTGGTGGAATCAAGACTGGACAGTTGCTTGGGACTGGTGTTGAGCATCCTGTTAAGGTAATTATGGTTAGCAGACAACTTAGCTTCATATTCATTCTGTAGCTCCTTTATTGCGATTTGTTGTTCTTGTTCTTTGGCAGTAGATTCTTGCGCTTGTTTTTCACCTGCAATAGCGACTTCTGCTCGATATTCAGAGAAGCGCAAATGCTCAATATAAAAGCCACCGCCAAAGCTACCCAAAACCAAAGCCAAATATATGTAGATTTGTCCACTTGTGCCACCAAATAGGTTCATTAAAAAGTTCATTTTGGTTCTGCATCTTTTTTAAGCATCACCGCAGCGCCATGAGCGCCAGCAATAATTCCTACGGCTTCTGCAAAGTCTTTAAGGTTTGGCATATCGCCACGCACAATTTCATAACCAGCCCCTATGATAATGGCAAATAGGGAAATCATCCAAGACCAACGGCCAATGTCATGGGTTTTATTGTCCTCTCCAGTTAAGAGGTCATTTAAAACCTTGGAAATCATTTTTTAAGGCTGTCTAGCTTATCTTCTAGGCGGTGAAGGGCGGTTAAAACTTCATCCCAACGGTCAGAGAAATCATCCTTGTGCATATAATTTTCAGCAAGGTGAGTTCTAAGGTCACGCAAGTCAATTTTTAACGCTTGAACGGCAGTCCAAAGTTCTTTCATAAACCAGCCGATTGCCACAAAAATCAATGGCAAAACCATGTTAAAAAATGCTTGCAGTTCCATAATTAACCAATCAAAGCGTTAATTTCAGCTTGTGTTAGTCCTAATGCTGTTAGTTTAGCTAGTGCAGAAGCCTTTGCAGTTGCAGCGTCTTTTTCAGCTTGTGCTTCGGCAGCTTGAAGTTCTACCAGTTTAGCTTGTGCAGTAGCTAAGTCGTATTGGACTACTTGTTCGTTTTTGTCGTATGCTACATCACCACGAATAGTAACTACAGATGGATTTAAAGCACGAATAGCGTCATGTAAGTCTGCCATATTAACTTCCTGAAATTTCTAAAAGAGTAATTGTTGATGGAACGCTATACTGGTTAATTCCAACTGTTCCGCCACCGCTTGATAAAAAATATACAGTATAAGTTGTTGATGATGTTGTAGAAGGAGAATCTAAATAATTTACATCAAGAGAAAGTCCTGATGAAGAATTGTTAAAATTTGACCATGCTAAAGAAGGATAGGTATAAGTTCCTGTTCCTAAATTAGTTGAACCTCTGTATATAGTAAGCAAAATATTATTATTACTGTTGTTACAGTAAACCATAGGCGATGCTAAAACTAAAATTTTGCTAGTAGTTGATTGTGGCGTAATGCTTGCAGACAATCCTGTGGTTACATAAGTTCCACTTGTTGTTGTGGTATTAGTAGTTGCAGTTCCTTGAACAACTTGTATAACTGTTTGACCACTACCATATAAAGATACTGACATAATTATTCCTTAAGCAGGATTAGCAATTGCAACGAGTTGTGCAGTAGTTGTAGCAGCAGCAATAGCAGCACGACCAGCAGTCAATTCAGCAGTAAAGTCTGCATCAGCTACAGCGTTTTCAATACCAGCTAATGTGTTTAATTGACGAGCTTGAGCCACTTGTACCGCAGCAGCGTTGTATTGCTTGAGTTTGATAGCACGGGCTTTTTCTAGGTTTACTGTAACGGTAGAGCCGTTGAGTTCCCAAGCGTCAAAGAATTGTGCATCTGCGCCAGTAGGCAATACTAAGTCATCAACAATAATTGCACCTGCTGGGCAGTCTTTTGTTAATACTTCATTGATAGGCAATTCGCCTGTAGGGACTGTTACAGATACTCCACCATTGGAGTTTGCATGAATGATTACTTGTGCCATTGTTTTTTCCTTTAAATTATCTGAATACTGCTACCGACATAGTGGTTACATCAACATAAGCATTATATGGATAAGGTCTATATGATGAAACTTGAATACTTGTTGTAGCAAAAGTTTTAGTATTTGCTGGCAGTCCAATATCCACCTCAAAGTTACAAGTAGCCAATGCTGAATAATTTGTATCAGTTAAAGCATTTGTAAAGTTTACTGTGTAGTTACCAGTTGAAACATAGGTAACAGAAGATACATTGTAAGAACCTCTGATACCTTGTGTGGAAGTGCCTTTATAATTTACCCAAGCCTTTGCACTACCATAAATGGCATTATCCATTGCTGTGCTATTACCAGCACCATCTTGCAAAACATCAGCGACCAGCGTACCCGCCATTATGCTTCTCCTTTTTGTCTAGCCCATTGCCGTTTGGCGGCTTCAGACAGTTTTAGTTTAGTTTCTTCTGACAATTTCTTGCCCTTGTTTACAGCCGATAATTTAGCTTTAGTTTCAGCAGATAGAACCTTGCCGCTATGTTGGTCGCCAATCATTTTACAAAACTCAGGACTACGTTTTAATCCCTTAGTCTTAGCAGCAACTCTTTCATATACTTCTTTTGGTCGGCTTTTTAAAGCCTTAACTACTTTGGCAATTTGTTCAGGTGACTGCTTTTTACCAGTATTAGCAATGCTTAGCTTTTTACGAGTTTCGTCTGAAACCTTATCCTTGCTAGAACCGCCATGTTCAATATTGTAGCCGTTTGGAGTGCGTGAATCCATTACCTTAATCCAAAAGCGTTCAGCAAAGTTTAGGATAGCTTTGTTGTCTAAATCACTACAAATGGTTTCGTAGGTAAAGTTTTCTTTGCCATACTTCTTATATGCAGCCGTAACCATATAACCATGACCTACCTTATTGCCAGCAACAATAGTCTGACCGACATATTGCTTGCCGTTCAGATTGTTGGTGACTAGGTAGATTGTTCCTGCCATGATTTATCCTTTATGAGCTAAAAATTGTGCAATAAACTTGTGTTGGGTCGGCAAGAGGATTGCCACCTGCTGAAGGAACGCAAACCAAAGAGCAAGTTGTAGTAGTTGGTAAACTGCTATTATTTGTTGTCATAAAATTTAAAACTGAACTTCCTTGAGTGCTTGTTGATGATGTTGCAACTACATAATTAGCATTTGGCATTGCTGTAACAAAATTGACAACATAAGTTCCTAAAGAACTTCTTGTTACTGAGCTAACATTAAATGAATTATTTACTGCCCCGCTTGAACCAACAAAGTTTACCCATGCTTTAGCAATACCGCTATAAGCATTATTAGTGCTAAATAGACCTGTATCGGTGTTAATTTGATTTGCGACTAGTGTGCCAGCCATAATTTATCCTTAAATAATCGCCCAACGGCTTCCTGTAGGAACTGATACAACTACCCCTGTAGCAATGGTAACTGTTCCTGTTGTATTTGCATTATAACCGCTTGGAATGGTATAT